ATTCGCTACAAAATCAACAACGAATTTATTCCTCCAAGAATTATTCGTCAGTTGGAAATGCGCGGATTAGTGAAGCTTGAAAGGGGTAAGTAATGATTATTATCACCCCTTCAAAGCCCCTTCGAACCCCCTTCAAAGGAGATAAATAACCATGCGTGACTATGGGAAAGTCTCACCACATTTCTGGACGGGAACTACGGGAAAAAAACTTCGTCAAACACCTGAAGGCTTAATTGTCGCTATGTATTTAATGACAAGCCCTCACGCGAACATGCTTGGCTTGTATTACATACCCCTTCTATATATTGCTCATGAAACTGGCTTGGGCTTTGAAGGGGCTTCTAAGGGGCTTCAAAGAGCCTGTGAAGCGGGGTTTTGTAGCTATGACGAAGCCACGGAGACAGTCTGGGTGCACGAGATGGCACGTTTTCAAGTAGCTGAGTCATTAAAGCCAGCCGATAACCGCTGTAAGAACGTGCAAAAAGAGTATGATTCATTGCCGTCAAGCCCTTATTTATCAAGCTTTTTCGATAAATATGCACAAGCATTTTGTATGACTCAAAAGCGTGGCGAAAACGCCAAAATAGATAGCCCCTTACAAGCCCCTTCAAAGCCCCTTCGAAGCCAGGAACAGGAACAGGAACAGGAGCAGGAGCAGGAACAAGAAAATACTCACACACAAAACGCGGTTGAAAATTTTTCAGCGGCCGAGGAGTCTTGGAAACCAAATCGTGAACTATTGCTGAATGTTCTTAGGACTTCACAAGTGGGTGCACAAGCAGAGCAGGTTTTAAAAATGCCAAATTATGAATTTCATCTTGGCAACTTCAATGCTCACTGGGAAAACAAAATTGATCTCACTGAAAACCAACGAACTCGAAAGTTTGCAACTTGGTTAATTCAGGAATTCACAAAGTCGATAAGACCTAAAAAACAAAACTCACCAATGAAAACTGCACCAGCAAGAGACGTAAACAGGGCTTGGGGTGATTCAAAACAGTATGCACCAGCCACAGATGATATCGATGTAGGGGAGATGCTATGAATGCATTGAGCAAACAATTCAAAACTGAGCTGGTACAAACTAATCAGTTTTGCCCTAAACACAATGAGTTAATGGTTTTACTAATTGGTCGTCCAGTTTGCCAAACATGTGCAAATGAAGCGTATGTGAAATCACAAATTGTACACGCACACCAAGTCAACCTTATGGTACGCGAGAAACATTTTGCCGGAGCAAAACTTCCTGAGCGCCACAAGGAAAGCGGATTTAAAAATTATGTGGTGAGTATTGATCCGCAGAAAGAAGCTAAAGCTGCTTGCCATAAATTTGTTCAAGATTTTAATTCAGGGAAGAAGCGCAATCTGATTATGGTTGGGCGTACAGGAACAGGCAAAACCCATCTTGCATGTGCTATTGCTCGTAACGTTTTAGACAAGCGTAGTTATGTTCGTTACGTCACCTCAGAAGACATGGCAAATGAAATTGCGACTGCATGGACAAAGCCAGATGACAATGAAGCAAATGCAATTTTTCGCTTCACGGACTGTGATTTATTGATATTGGATGAATATGGTTTGCACGACCAACACGAGAGTCGATTGCAGCTCGTTCATAAAGTTTTATATGCACGTTATGACGAAAAAAAGCCGACAGTTTTAATTTCCAACATGACGCTTGAGTCTACAGAAAAGGCGCAAGGTTTGAAGGAAAACTTAGGGGACCGTTTATGGTCTCGGTTTCAACATGACGGTTTGACAGTAGTTGAATGTGACTGGGATGACTTGCGTTTTGGTGGGGCAGGATCATGACTAAATTCGAGATTTTAAGCTGTGGCTTACTCATTTCGTGTGTAACAGCAGTACTTTGCGGTGCGGTGGTTTTGTGGTGGTTAGCAAGAAAGGAGACGTTTGAAGAATGAGTTCAATGAGCCTTGCAGATTACCGCTCAACATGTCCGAAAGCTCAAAAAGTTAAAAAGGGGCGTAACAAGTTTAATGCTTCGAAAATTAAATTGGATGGAATGACTTTTGACAGTACTAAAGAATACAAACGGTATATCGAGCTAAAGGCTCTACAACAACGAGGTGAAATTAAAGAATTGCAGCATCACACAAAATTTGAATTGGCACCGAAGACAAAATTAGAAGGGGAGAAACGAGCTAAACCAGCACTTAGATATTTTGCCGATTTCACTTATTTCACGACAGCAGGTGAATACGTTGTTGAAGATGTGAAGTCTATAGCTACACGCAAGCTACCGAGTTACCGAAATAAGAAACACCTGATGAAAACAGTTCACAATATTGATGTGAGGGAAGTTTAAACATGAATGCAAAAGTTAATAACAAGACAATGGATTGGTCTAAACGTTCTGCTCATCAATGGTTGGAACAATATGGTCTATGGGTAAGATCAACAAAATCTAAAGTTTCAGCAAATCCTTTAGCATGTCTAATTGACCAAAATGACACAACTAGAATTAGATCAAGTAAGGTCTCTATGCCATGCGGAATTGAAGATTATGAAGCAGTTGAAGTAAGTAAACTCTTGGCGAAAATGCATAACGATAATAGGGAGTTTTTACAAGAAAGGGCTTGGTTTTTAATACTTTATTATGAAAATAATTGGTCGTATCTAACAATTGCTAATGTGCATAGATGTAGTAAAGCAAAGGTACGTGCTGAGATTGATAAAGGCTTGGCATATTTGGATGGAAAAATTGAGGTGTTGCAATCTTGACAGTGCAGCACACTTGGTTTAGATTTGTGATATGGTGGGACGAAGTTATAAGCGTTGCACCAAATTGTTTTAAAAGCTCGCCAAATGGTGAGCTTTTTTGTTTTATGTTATAAATAAATTTCAATAATAAATTAGAGAGTTAAATTATGGGGGAATGGTCTGATTACTTTGAGGATTTTCCAGAAGAAGATCCATGTAATTATATTAATGGACAATTTAACGAAGAATTGGCTCAACAACGAAGAAGCCGGTTAAATTCAGTTTCAAGTACTCCTTCTGAAATGAGAGGCGTCTGAGAAAAGAGCAGCAAGATTTACTTTTCAAACATAAAGGTATTAAGTAATTATATTTGGCCTCCTTCGGGAGGTTTTTGTTTATGTTATAGTCCAGTCTAATTAAAAACTGGTGCTTAAAATGAATATTTGTGTTGGTGGTGAGTTAGATGGCCAAACCTTAGAAAAAGAAGGAAGATTGCTTAAAGCTTCTGATATTGACCCATCTTTTAAAACTGAGTACTACAAGCAAGTTTTTAACCGCGACAACATTAATTATCATTTTTGGCTTCCAATAGGATCCAACTTGCACGAAATGTCTGAGCGAGTTTTGGATATTTTGAGAGCATCTAAAAAATAAGCTTAAAGTATATTGTAAATACATATTCTAATTTGTATGATGTATCACAAATACTGCGCTGAAAGTTTTTGTTTTTGTGACCCGTTTCTAATTTAGGAACGGGTTTTTTGATTTTAAAACCCCACTCGCTTAGGACGCTTTGCGAGTTTACTTGCCGGACGGATTACGGCGCAAATGGCCCCGCTACATACTAGTTATTGGCGGGGCTTTTTGTTTTATTAATCTGATGATTTAGTTGCCGATCTAAAATAATTTACTATTGAGAATACAATAACTTATGTTAATTTTGTTGTTGCAAATTGAATAAAAAAACCTCATTATTAAGCAAGTTTGATAATGGTATAGGTTGTATGAAATTAGTTCGTTTAGAAACAACACGACAATTAGATGGTTCATTTAAACTGCAATTTAATGATGATGGTATAACTCCATCATATCCAAATACTATCAATGATAGTGGCGTAGATGTAGCTTTAGGAAAGGTTAGTAATGATTCTATTTGGTATCACTTCTTGGATAGAAATGAGACAAGATATCTAATTTATTTAAATGGTTATCATGGTCGAATAGATGGTAATGAAATTCAAAATCTTGAAAAAGCCCTTGATAATTTTCTGCAATGTTAAAGGTTAAATTTGTTTACATTCCTACCTCCTGTTTAGGTTGAGTGTAGGATATGAAGAAGTGTTTGATAAAGTGATGATTCATTAATCAAGTGGGATAATTTAAATGGGCGCTAAAGCTTTTGTAAACTTCTCAGCTAATGAAGTAATAAGTCAAATTAATTGTGGTTTGGATAGTATTAGTAATCCATTCATTATTGAAGAACCAGCAAACTTGTTCGAGAAGAATGTTCAAATGGATGTACTTAAATACTTTGAAGGTTCAAATACTAAAGTAGATATAAATCAGAAAGATGGATATCTGATTTTTAAAGCTAGAAGAGATTTAATTTAAACCACCCTCGGGTGGTTTTTTATTGCCCATTTGGAGTATGTATGACTGAATTTCAAAAAATTACTCATGAGATTAGACAGCTCCAAATAGAGCTTAATCATTTGGGCAGTTGCACAACCAAAGGCCTAAGAGAAGAAGAGATCGCTCACTTAGATGAGCGATTTTTTTTGGCCATAGCAAAGCAAAATAAATTAATTGCACGTCTCAACAACAAGCCTGAGGGCTTCTTTTAAGGGGCTAGGGCATGGATGGTAAAGATTATTTTTGGCTTACAAGAAAAAAAGAACCTAAAACCAAACCCAAATCCAGACCACTGCCTAAGGCGAAGCAAAAATATCTCGAGGCTGAGGCAACACTTAAGGAAGAACTTGAGGATTTGGCGATTGGTTTTGAAAGTAAGTTTCAACCGATCCATACCAAACACTGGCGCTTTGATTTTCATATTGTGAAATTGCGTTTGCTCATTGAAATTGAGGGTGGGCCCTGGTCTGGTGGACGTGGTGGAAAGCTGGCAAATAAAGCATGGAGTCTTGATCGATATGATCAAGCTGAAGGGATGGGTTACAAAATAGAGCGCTTTCATCCAGATTCTATTTTGTCGGGATATGTCATCAACTGGATTAAAAGTGAATTAGCGAGAATTGAAGATGGAGCAGATCAGACCATTTCCTCCAACTGATTTTATTGATCAAGCAGATGAAGAAGAAGCAATTAGACTAACACCGGCACCAGATCTAAAAAAATGGGTTGTTGCTAATTACTTAACTATTGGTGGACCTCTTTATAACCCCGATCATGATCACATAGCTGAGCTGCTTCACGATAATGAAGAATTTTTAGCATTTGCTTGGGCCTCTTCTGCATATAAAAGCAAGCAAGCTATGGTGTTAGGCCAGTGCGAAAAAGTCATGTTCAATGTTGGTGGCTGGCGCAAAGCTAGACAAGAGCAACAGATGCGTGACTGGTTCGGCTTTGTGCCAACATACTTAATAACTGTCGACGCTTCTTTCTGTGAGCGTGCAAACGATACAGAGTTCTGTTACTTGCTTGAACATGAGCTTTACCACATTGGAGTGATGAGAGACGAGGACGGAGAAATTGTTTATAGCGATAGTTCTGGTCTTCCTAAGCACTATCTTGCTGGTCATGACGTTGAAGAGTTTATTGGCGTAGTTAAACGTTATGGACCAAGCAAAAATGTTAAGCGACTTATTGAAGTCGCAAAAAATCCGCCGTTTGTTTCGAATCTTGATATTTCAAAATGCTGCGGTAACTGTGTAATTAACTGAGCCTTAGGGCTCTTTTTTTTGCCTTGTTTGTTGTACGTAGTTGTACGGAGTTGAATTTATGGCAGCACTAAAAGAGCCTGTGAAAATCTTTATTGTTCAGTCTCTTGCTTGCCGTGATACCCCTCAAGATGTAGTGGAGAGCGTCAAACAAGAATTTGATGTAGTTATTACCCGAAGCCAGTGCCAAGCATATGACCCAACGAAATATCAAGGCCGCAATTTAAGCCCAAAATTCAAGGAGCTTTTTGAGAAAACTAGAAAAGATTTTGATGCCGGCTTGGTGGACATTCCGATTGCAAATAAGTACTACCGTTTGAGGCAGTACCAAAAGTTTTTGGAACGAACACGAAATCTAAAAACGGGTATGAATATCCTCAAACAGGCAGCTCAAGACATTGGCGGGCAATTTACCAATCGTCAAGAAATTACAGGTAAGGACGGCGGGCCAGTTGAAACGGTCCAGTCAGCGATTACAAAAGAAGAGTTTCTTAAGGCGAGGAGGGAAGTACTAGATGAGTACTAATGCGGCTCGGGATGAAGCAATTCAAATTGAGGCGCAAGAAGACTTATATTTTTTTACTAGGTACATGTTTAAAGAGCGCCGTGGGTACAAATGGTTGCAAAACTGGCACCACTTAGAAATCTGTAAGGCTTTAATGAAAGTCTACAACGGGGAGACTAAGCGGTTAATTATTAATGTTCCACCTCGCTACTCTAAAACAGAAATTGCTGTAATTAATTTTATGGCTTGGTGTTTCGGTAAAAAGCCTGATTCTGAGTTTATTCATATTAGTTATTCAGCAATGCTTGCTGCTAATAATGCATTCCAAATCAGGGGGCTTGTACAAGAGGAAGCTTATAAAAAGGTTTTTCCAGATTTAGCATTACGCGAGGATAGTAAAGCCAAAGACTTTTGGCGTACTTCAAAAAATGGCGTCTGCTATGCCACTGGTACCGGCGGTACCATCACCGGTTTTGGTGCGGGTAAGATGCGAGAAGGTTTTGGCGGGTGCATCATCATCGATGACCCACACAAAGCACATGAGGCATCATCTAAAACCATACGAGAGGGCGTTATTGAATGGTTTCAAAATACCCTTGAGTCTCGTACTAACTCACCAGATACCCCGATTATTGTCATTATGCAGCGTCTGCATGAGGATGATTTGGCAGGATGGTTATTAGGTAAGAGAAAAGACGGCGTACCGGTTGCAGGTGGTAATGGTGATGTATGGGAACACCTTTGTTTATCAGCTATTCAGCCTGATGGTTCAGCATTATGGCCAGCTAAGCACTCAATAGAGCGACTTAAGATAATGGAGCAGGCCGCGCCGTATGTATTTGCTGGCCAATATCGACAATTACCGGCACCACCTGCGGGTGGTTTCTTTAAGCCGCACATGATTAGTGTCGTTGATGCATTGCCGGCAACAACAAAACAAGGTTGTCGTGCATGGGATCTAGGCGCTACTGCTGATGGTGGAGACTATACCGCAGGTCCAAAACTCTTTGATGGTGGTGATGGTTATTGGTACATCGCTGATATGGTCCGTGGTCAGTTTGGACCTGATGAGGTGGAGACAACCATTAAAAATACTGCATCCCGTGATGGGGTGAATATCAAAATCAGATTGCCGCAAGACCCCGGTCAGGCAGGCAAGTCACAAGCTAAAAGTTTTGTTAAAAAACTATCAGGTTATTCCGTTGTTGCTAAGCCCGTTTCGGGTGACAAGGCAACAAGAGCACAGCCTTTTGCAGCTCAAGTAAATATCGGAAATGTGCGTATGTTACGTGGGGCTTGGAACGATGACTTAATCGAAGAATTAAGGAATTTCCCTAACGGTACTCATGATGACCAGATAGACGGGTGCTCCGATGCATTCAATGAGCTTAACGAGGGTAATTTTGGCTTATTAGAACATCTGGAGGAACAGGCAAGACTTGCAGAAGAATCACAATCTAAACAGGATACAGCGCAATCATGGCTAGATCTAATGGAAAAATAACGTCACTTGCTGCTGATGTGGTGCAAATGTTTGCTCATGGTGTTTCAAATATTGGTAACGCTTGGTTTGGGCCTTCCCAACCTTTGGAGCCAGTGGCACCAAAAGAACAAACCTCAGGGCGGCAATTCGATTACGCAACATCTTTCAACGTCAACTCCAGACCACGACAGGGTGAGGCTTTAACTTATGACCATTTAAGGGCGTTTGCAGATAACTATGATCTTTTACGAATCATTATTGAGACACGTAAAGATCAGATGGCCAAGCTTCCTTGGGTTATTCGTCTTAAAGACAAACCCAATACTGATGCAGATGAAGCGCTTGTACATGATGCACGTTGTGAGGAATTAACAAACTTCTTTGCATTTCCTGATAAGGAGCACTCTTGGGATGCGTGGTTGCGTATGTTGCTTGAGGATCTATTGGTTATAGATGCTCCAGTAGTTTATACACGCAGAACACGGGGCGGTGAAGTGTATGCAGTTGAACCAATTGACGGCGCAACTATTAAACGAGTATTGGACATTTACGGCCGTACTCCATTGCCACCTGAGGCAGCATATCAGCAGATATTAAAAGGTTTGCCAGCAGTAAATTACACCCGTGATGAGTTGATTTATTTGCCACGTAATCCACGTACACACAAGGTATATGGATTCTCACCAGTTGAGCAGATTGTCACGACAATTAACATTGCTCTACGCCGTCAAGCTCATCAATTGGGATTTTATACCGATGGCAGTACACCAGACTTAATTTTTCAGGTTCCAGCTGAATGGACGCCTGAACAGATTAAGCGCTTTGAGGATTACTGGAACTCGCTGCTTTCTGGAAATATCCATGAGCGCCGTAAGACGCGCTTTGTGCCTCAGGGCGTTACGCCATTTGATACAAAAGATAAGGCAATGAAAGACGAGTATGACGAGTGGATAGCTCGTATTGTCTGTTTTGCCTTTTCAATTAGCCCTCAGGCGTTTGTAAAGGAGATGAACCGAGCAACGGCCCAAACAGCACAGGAAGCAGCTTTAGCCGAAGGATTGGCGCCGTTAATGCTTTGGGTAAAATCCTTGATGGATCGGATTATCCAGCAGGTTTTTGGCTATTTGGATATGGAGTTTCGTTGGGATACTGAAGAAGCTGCAAAGCCTAAAGAACAAGCGGAAATTGATAAAATTTATGTAGATGCAAAAGTACTACATCCTGATGAGGTGAGGGCCGAGCGGTTTAACATGCAGCCTATGGATCCTGCATTAAGGTCTTCATTGAACCCAGCGCCGTTATTGCCGCAGCCGCAGCAAGTGGATGAAAGCAAGCCTACTGATGAAGCAAAGGAGAAGTTTGCAAAGTCAAAAAAGTATGTAGCTCCAATCGATCGGGAACGGGAAAAAGTGGAGCAAGTACGGGAACAACTAAAGCAGCAGATTCACCAGTTCTTTCAGGAACAAGCCAAGGATGTAGCCATACAGGTTGTGACAGCAAAGGATCAACTTGGGAAAAGTATTAAGGATAATGTCAGTAATATTCTTGATGGGCTTAGTTTTGGTGCTTGGTCTGGTATAGCTGCATGGATTAGCGATTTAACAAGTCAATTGGCAGTTGATGGGGTAGAGGTTGCTTTAACCCAAATCAATGCAGAGCTTGAGAAAAAGGCGCTTAATCTGGCAAATGAGCAGGCAATTAAGTTTGCCGAAGATCGAGCAGCTGAGCTAGTCGGAATGATTTGGCGTAACGGCGTTTTGGTCGAAAACCCAAGCCCAATATTTAGTATCACTGAATCAACTCGGGAAATGCTGAGAGCTACAATCACACAAGCATTAGAGGAAGGCTGGAGTAATGACAAATTAGCCGATGAAATTGGCAATAGTCATGCATTTAGTGAAGATCGTGCGGAAATGATTGCAAGAACTGAAACAGCCATAGCAGACGTACAGGGCAACATGATTGCCTATAAAGCTGCTGGGGTTGAGTCAAAAGAATGGATGGCCGCACCAGATTGCTGTGACGCATGTCAGGAATTGGATGGAAAAATTATTCCTATCAATGAATCTTTTGTGGCTGGCAGCTACTTCAAAGACGCACCACTTCACCCTCATTGCCGATGTGACACATTGCCAGTAGTGACATGATTTTTAACTTTAACTGAACCACCTTAACCGGTGGTTTTTTTACATCTGAGGTTTTCTTATGAAATTAAAAAAACTTTTTGGAGCAATCCAGAAAATTCAAGATCAGGACGATGGAACAATCATTGTTGAAGGTGTGGCATCTACTGAGGACGAAGACAGCGATAAGGAAATTGTGAAAGCTGATGCCATGCGTTCAGCTATTCCTGATTATATGAAGTTCGGTGCAGTCCGTGAAATGCATCAACCCCTTGCAGCTGGTACGGCGTTAGAAATTAATGTAGATGACAACAATATCACTACTTTAAAAGCTCACATTGTTGATAGTGAAGCAATCAAAAAAGTTAAAACTGGTGTCTACAAGGGTTTCAGTATTGGTGGAAGTGTTACCAAACGGGATGATCTTAACAAATCAATTGTTACGGGCATTCAGTTGGTCGAAATCTCACTTGTAGACCGTCCAGCAAACCCAAGTGCCGTGATTACTTGCTATAAAGCGGATGGTTTATCGGCTGGCGAAGAAAACGCAATTGATCCGCTAACTAAAAGCATGGGCGATGTAAAGGAGATGGCCAATGTACTACAAGACATCATGTGGCTCATTTACTCCGTTAAAGACGAATCTCGCTGGCGTGGAGACGACAGCCCAATCCCTGAGCAACTCCGTGCATGGATTGAATCAGGCGCTGAAATCTTTAGCACTATGGCTCAAGAGGAAGTTGCCACAATGGTTGCACGCGCTAATGAAATTTGTAAGGCCGAAGGGTGTGAAAACTTACGAAAGGCCGAAGTCATCGTATCGAATCCAACAAAAGCAGAGTTGGATGATATTCGTCAGACCATTGAAAAATGTGCAGAGAAAATTTCTAACATCAAAGCCTATAGCCCAGAAGATGCGAGTGCTCCAAATGATGCGGCGCAAACTCAAATCGAGAAAGGAGCGGACGCAGGTGAACTTAAAAAGGTCACAGATGATTTAACTTTAACTAAAGCAAATCTGGCCAAAGTCGAACAAGAGCGCGATACGTTGCAAAAGCGTGTCACTGAACTGGAGAAACAACCTGAAACACCAAAAGCTGCGTTAATGAACCTTAGTAAAGCGGAAGATACAACCGTTATTAAAAAAGATCAGGTTGAGCCGGTGCTAGATGGTAACGGCGAGGTCAATGAAATCGCAACAATGATTAAAAGCGCGCAAGCACAACGTATTTAATCAATTAGTCCTAAATTAAATTTTATGCCCGCTTTTGCGGGCTTTTCTTTGGCGGGAGATAACACATGCCAGATTTAAATGACGCTCTAGATGCAATCAAAACCGCTCAGGGTAAAGCAATGCAAGATACTAATGACTTAACCAAGTCATTTACACAACCCGATGGCCCAACTACAGGCCTACAGGCATATGACTTAGAAGCTCCTTCTAAAAAGTTTTATCCTGTATTAACTCCTTTACGTAACAGTATTTCCCGCGTGACGAATGGTTTTGCAACACAAGCGAACTGGCGTGTAATTACTGCAATTAACGTAAATAACCAACGCGCAGGGGTTTCTGAAGGGCGCCGTGGTGGGGTTATCCAACATAAAACAGAAGATTACTTTGCTTCATTTCGTGGTTGGGGCTTAGAAAATAGCGTTACTTGGGAAGCTGATTATGCTGCTAAAAACTTTGAAGATGTCAAAGCTTTGGCGGTACAGCAAACCCTTGAAGCCACAATGATTGAAGAAGAGCGACTAATCATTGGTGGTAATACTTCTTTGGCTATGGGTACTACACCAACACCTACGCTTATGGCAGTTGGTACTGGTGGTACGTTGGCCGCTCAAACATGGTCTGTAATCTGTGTTGCCCTTGGCCCACAAGCTTATTTAGATGTGGTTGGGGTGAATAACGGAGGGATTGGTCAGCAATTCGATGCAAGCTCAAAAGTACCAAGCAAAATTACCCGTACAAATGCAGATGGTACTACTGAAGAGTTTGGCGGTGGTTCAGCCCGTAAATCAACGGCGGCCACTGTAGCCACTACAGGTACAACCAGCTCTATTACAGCTACAGTAACACCAGTTATTGGGGCAGTTGGTTATGCTTGGTATATCGGGGCGGCAGGATCTGAGCGCCTAGTAGCGGTTTCAACTGTTAATAGTGTGATTCTAAAGCAGGCGGCAGATCCAAACGCACAGTTAGCAAGTACGTTAGTGGATGAAGATAACTCTACAAGTACAATTGATTTTGACGGTTTGTTAATTCAAGCGTTTAAACCTAACAACAATGCTTATGTAAAAGTAATGCCAACGGGTACAGCTGGTGTAGGTACCACATTAACTAGTGATGGTGCTGGTGGTATTGTTGAGTTTGAAGAAGCTTTTGAGTATTTCTACCGCAAATATCGCTTAAGCCCTGATGTGATTTACGTTAGTACGCAAGAGTTACTCACCATTACATCTTTAATCATCAAAAATGGTGGCGCTCCATTACTACACTTGAATGTAGATGCGAGTAATCCTGCATCACTTCAAGCTGGTGTTGTTATTGGTAGCTACCAAAATAAGATTACTGGCCAGCGCGTTCCTTTGCGTATTCACCCTAACTTAGCGGCTGGTACCATCTTTATGTTTACCTCGCGCTTGCCTTATCCATTGGCGAACGTCGGTAACATCGTACAGATGAAAATGCGCCGTGATTATCATCAAATTGAATGGCCATTACGTACACGCCGTTATGAATATGGTGTGTATGCAGATGGGGTGCTTCAACATTACGCACCTTTCTCGATGGGTATCATCACCAATATTGCAAAACCAGTTCAATCTTAAATTTATTGCCCAGCCTAATCCGCTGGGCATTTTCTTGGAGTAAAGCAAATGGGATTATTTAAAGCCCCTGAGGGTGTGACATCGGTTAGTGTCGCAGGTGTAGAGCTTGAAGTTAAAGACGGTTTTGTTGAGACAGATGAGAATATCTGGCCATTTGTAGAGCCTTTGGGTTTTACGGTTGGTAAGCCGGATGATTTGGTAGCTCTTCGTGAAGCCGCAGCTAAAGCCGCTGAAGCAGCTGAGGCCGCAGCCAAAGAAGCGGCAGAAAATGAAAAGCTGGCTAAGGCTAAAGCCGAGGAAGAGGCCAAGGCAAAAGCGCAGGCAGAAGCGGAAGCAGCCGACAAAGCTAAAGCGGAGGCTGAGGCCGCAGCAGCTGTAAATGCATCTGCTTCAGCTGGAGCAGATGCCGACAAAGCTAAAGGTAAAAAGGCGTAATCAATATGGCACTTACAACATTAGAAAAAGTTAAGGAGTTCTTAGGGCTTAAATCGTCTCAACTTGAAGCAGATGCCTTACTTTCACGCATGATCGATGCTGCAAGTGCCTTTATTGAAAATTGGCTAGAGCGGGAAGTCTTAAGACATTCAGTAACTGAATATCGAGATGGAAACGGAAAATCTGAACTTGTTCTAAAAGAGCCTGATATACGTCTTATTAACAAAGTTCTTGTTAATGGCAGGGTGATACCAGAATCGTCCAATTTTCACGACTACGGTTATCGCTGGGCTGACTGGTGGTTAATTTTGCAAGGGGATTGCTTTGCTCATGGCCGACGAAATATTCAGATTGAATATGAAGCCGGATTTGATGAAGTCCCGAGTGATATTGAACAAGCTGTAATTGACCTTGTAGCGCTACGTTACAAGGAAAAAGACAGAATCGGCATACAGTCTAAAACCTTGGCGAATGAAACTATTTCATTTTTCATAGGTGAATTAACTCCATCGGCAAGAGCAACACTACAGCAATATAAGCGAGTCGTTCCAATATGATGATTAATTATCATGTTGATGGTGATGCAAAGCTAACCGGTACAGTTGATCAGATTAATGAAGCGGTTAGGCAATCTATTGTCAGATCCACTCTTAAACTTTTGGTCAAGGTGAAACGGGAGAAACTTAGCGGACAAGTACTCAATGTACGAACCGGACGTTTGCGCAGATCCATCACACAAAAAGTTATAGATCTAAGCAATGGTGTTACAGGTATTGTCGGTACTAACGTTGAATATGCTGCTGCTCATGAGTATGGGTTCAATGAGGAAGTAACTGTAAAGGCCCATTTAAGAATGATCAAAATGGCTTTTGGTAAATCTATAAACCCTAAGCAGGTCAACATTAAGGCTCACACACGCAAGGTTAATTTGCCCGAGAATTCTTTTTTAAGGTCTGCCTTAGAAGAGATGAGAAAGGAGATTAAACAGGATCTGGAAGTATCAATACGGCGGGGCATAGCATGAGTATTAATCGTGAAGCAATTTTTATAGCTCTTTTTGATCTATTAAAAAATATTGATGGTTTTGTTACTGCTGAACGGCGTTTAAGACACTGGAATGATGTACCCGACATTGAACAGCCATATTTATGTTTAGCTCAAGGGCAGCAAAGCGTAGCTCAAGGCAGCCCTGCTACTGGTGTAAAGCCTAAATGGACGTTATATGCAGACATTTATTTGTACGCACGTACAACCGGTGAGCAGGTTCCATCTAGTGTGCTTAATCCATTAGTCGATGCTATTGAAGCAGCTTTACAACCGGAATTTCCAGAAATTGAAAAATGCCAGACTTTAAATAGTTTAGTTACTCATTGCTGGATTGATGGAACCATTGAAACAGATGAGGGTACGTTGGGTGATCAAGCCGTCGCCGTCATACCGATCAGCATTTTAGTTAATTAATTAAATTTTCACCAAAGACCTGCTTTTTAGCAGGTTTTTTTATGGAGTATTACATATGGCTCAGTATTCATTTGGTGTGGGTAATCTATTTGCTACACCATTATCTGATGCATACGGCGCACAGATTGCCAAACCCACATCTTTCGAGCTTGGAATTTTACAAGATAACTCGGTGGATTTTAGCTTTGATGTAAAAGAGCTTTATGGTCAAGGACAGTTTCCTGTAGACATTGCACGAGGCAAAGGCAAGATTACAGGTAAAGCAAAAGTTGCTCGTTTAAACGGTCTTCTGGTTAATAGCATTTTATTTGGTCAAGCCATGTCTACCGGTTCAGCTACAGCAGTGGCACGCTCACTGACTGCTACGCCAGTGCCTGTAGGTGGAACCGTTACACCAACCCCGCCAAATGCTGGGGTTTTTGTGGCGGATCTAGGGGTAACTAATGCAAAGGCCGTTCCTTTGATTCGTGTTGAGTCTACACCAGCAGCAGGGCAATACTCAGTTGATGAGTCTACAGGTGCATATACATTTGCTACAGCTGATGCCAATTTGCCAGTGTTTATTAATTATCGATACTCCACAACAATGGCCGGTGCAAAGTCTTCAACAGTTATGAATTTGCCAATGGGTGAGGCACCGTCATTCTCGTTAGATCTTCATAAGGAATATCACGGGAAAATCTTAACGCTGCACCTCTTCAAATGTGTCAGTACAAAAATGTCTCTTGCTGGTAAGCAAGACGATTACGATACGCCAGAATTTGAGTTTCAGGCGTTTGCTGATGATTTAGGTCGTGTGTTTAATTGGTCAATTTCGGAGTAAAAGTAAATGCAATTTAAGCAAGTTGATAACCCGCGAGGAAACGAAAAAAAGATTGCTGGCCAGAAATGGATTTTTGCACCGGCTCCTTTGGGGGCTATTGAGCGTTTTCAGGATCAATTAAGCTCGGCTTCAGTGCCGGTAGCAGTCATTATTGATATGGCCCACATTTGTTTAAAGCGAAATTATCCTGACATTACCCGTGAATTTATTGCGGATGAATTGATTGATATCGGCAATATGCAAGAAATTTTGGATCTTGTGGTAAACGTTTCTGGTCTTGACCATAAAGGCGACAAAGAGGCAACTGATTCGGGGGAATAGACTGGGAGGAGCTTTACACTCATTTAGTGCTTAAAACTGGTAAGGACTATGATTACGTACGTAATGAAATGGACTTACCACGTTTAAGAGCAATGAATGCTTATAACAAAAAGTTTCCTCCCGAAGAGGTTAATCTTCATCGAATTTACTTGATGCTGGCTTGTTTCTTTGGTGTAGATAAAGATGAGCCAGAGGATGATATACCAGAGGAAGATTTACCAGATATTTTAGAAACATTAAAAGCATTCCCGCAGGGGTGACTTAGGTCGCCCTTGTATTTTTTCAATGTGACAAAAAGTAATCGGTTTGTTAAATTAAAGCTACTTAATAATAATTGGTGTTTTCATGAAAAATTTAGTAATTGCTGCTTTGTTAGGAATTAGCCTCGTAGGGTGTGCTACTTTGGAGGCACTTAAAGAACCGGTAGATTACGACTCAACATATAAGCGTGTTACTTTTACAACTGATAATTACAAAGGCACTAGAACTTATAAATCCCCAATATTAACTATAAATGAAGGTAAAAATATTGATAATGAGTTAATGATGGGTTATCTAACTTTCACAAAAGCTAATGATGGTAGTGAGCTATATTGTTTAATGACTACCTATGATAGTAAGAATTGGGCTTTCTTTAAAACAGCATATGATATTAACCAAAAAGAATTACCAGTTATCAATGGAAGTCGGAATGTTGGTTCAATGTTTAATGATGTATTAGTTACTGAAAATAATTGCATTCAACTTTCAAAGAAATATTTAGAGGATGCATCAATGGGGAATGGCCTAAATATCAAACTCATAGGTGAAAAAAAGCAAAAGGTTATTAAAATTGGAGCCTATTACGTTAAAGCATTTCTTGATGCAGTGAGTTATTCAGAAACCACAAGGTTTAGTAAAAATCAGTAATTTTAAGTTTATTAAAGACCGCCGAAAGGCGGTTTTTTTATGCCCGCGAGGTCAATATGGCAAGTAATGAAAATCGTGTTGAAGTACAGGTAGGTGCAAACACTGCGGAGCTTCAGCGTGGAATGCATGAAGGTGAAGCAATTGTAGAGCGTTCAGCCAATAATATTGAAAATATTGGGCGCAATATTGATTTTAGAGTTGATTTATCCAGTATGGAAGAAAGCTTTGATCGAGTTTCAACTTCCATCAACAGCAGAATCAAAACTTTAGGTATGAACATTGCCTCTACACTTGCACAAAGTTTAGCAATCGGTGGCCTCGTAGCTTTTGCTAAGCAAACTATTGATACAGGCAATGAAGTAGATAAATTAGCAAAATTGGTCGGCACTTCAGCTGAAAAGTTTCAGTATTATTCTAAAGGCGCTGAAATGGCTGGCCTATCTATGGACCAGTTTGGCTCTATGGGCAAAGATGCTTTAGATAAACTTGGTGAAGCTCGCCGTGGTGAAGGCGAGATGATGGATTTTTTTGAAAAGATTGGTCCAAAAGTTGGCGTCACCATTGATCAATTTAAGGATCTAAGTGGGCCAGATGTTTTGCAGGCATATTATAACGGCTTAGAAAAAGCGAACATATCCCATGCTGAAATTGTCACCTACATGGAGCAGCTTGTAGATGACGGAAGCGCATTAATTCCAATGCTACAAAATGGTGGAGCAGGTTTTAAAAAATGGGGGGATGAAGCTAAGGCAGTTGGGGCAATTATGTCTACAGAGATGATTGCCAACTTAAAAACAGCAAAAGAAAATGTATTTAAGCTACAGTTGCAGTTTCAAGGCCTACAGGCAATTCTTGTTAATAATATTACCCCTGTAGTAACTGCTATCTCTAAAAATTTCGATACTATAAAAACAGTTTTAGTTGTCTTGGCCGCAGTTATTGCGACACGTTTAGCGGTTCAATTAGCAATTCTGACAAGAGAGTTTGTAATTGGTGTTGCTCAGGGTGTGGCCTATCAGGTACAGCTATCTGCGTTGCAAGGTCAAGCAATACGCACAGCTACTGCAATGGGGGTGTTACGTAGCGCGTCAGCTTTATTAGGTGGCCCTGCGGGGTTAGCAATGTTGGCCGTACAAGGTGTTGCTGCTGGTGCAGCATTTCTCTACATGAAAAATAGTAGTGATGATTTAGCACCTTCTTTGGATACTCAAAAAAAATCTGTTACTGAACTTCGAGATGAATATGAAAAACTTGAAGCCTCACAGCAGCGGGTTTTGACACGTAAAGCTACAGATGAGTTGCAAAAAACGAGTACAGCCTATCGTAACCAGAGAAATGAATTGCTAGGGCTCGTAGATGCAATTACTCGTAATTCTGATGTGTCTGATGAGGATCGAGCAGCAGCCAGTTATCTTTTTGAGGAATACCGAAAAGGTAGAATTGTTGCTGAGCAATTAGCTGGAGGAATCAATCAGTTAAAAACAGTCAATGCTAATGCAAAGGCAAGTATTGATGATAAGGTTTTTTCGCTCAAGGAAGAAGCAAAGAAAGTTGTTGAGGCTGATCGAGTACTAAAAGTCTATAGCAATACTATTAAACAAGGTTCAGCTGATAATAAAGATCATGCGAAATCAGTTGATAAAGTAACCGAAGCGTATGCCAATCTATCTGCTAAGCAAGTGGAATATGTTAAAGGCGTTGAGTTAGCTAAAGAGAAAGAAAAGTATATTCAAGATTTAATGAAACAAGGATATACGCGTGAGAAAGCCGAGTTTTATGCGGATGCAAAGGAGAAATCTGGAACGGCATTTAATGCACAAACTCCGCAGGGATTGGGCGATTCAATAAATCAAGCCTACAAACTCAAACAGCAGGAAGACGCCAGAACTGAAACTGAAAAGAAGGCAGCAGAGGCTCTTAAAGAGCAAACCAAGGAGTTAGAAAAGCAGTCTGCCATAACTGCGAATACAGATCAGACTACCCGAAATATGCTTAAGGTCTATCAAGCATTTATGAATACAGGGGTTTTAACTGATAAACAAGCCAGATATTTAACTGCAGAAGTAGGTCGTGAGAATGATTTCAAAAACAGTGGTTTGTATGGTTCTCACACCGATAAGAATAATGGTCAAAAAAATACGGGCATGATTTCTTGGCAAAAAAGTCGTGCTGTAAATCTAGAGAAGTATTTGAGCTCTCAAGGCTTGATGGATTCCAGTGGGAATATTAAGCAAACACAGGACGCTTTAGATGCTCAGGCAAGATTTCTAGTTAACGAAATATTTAACGATAAGTCTTATACAAAGTCTAAAAATGCCCTTTCTAAGAATGTTGGTTACAGTGAACTTAGTAAGATTGTTGGAAAAAATACGATTGGTTGGGATTATGATGGTAATAAAATCAATGCTCAACCACATCACCAAAAGAGAGATAGTTATTATAATAAGCTTAACTCTGTTTTGGGCGATGATCCAAGTAAAGTCATTTCTGTAACATCCTCCTTTACCAAACTTGAGTCGATTCAAACTCAAAAAGTTGAGGAAGCTGAAAAACAAAGGCTAGCACTGAAATATAAGTATGCCAGTGAGCAAGAGAAAGTTGCAATTGATCTGAAAAATGCAATTGCTGAGATTGAAAAATCAACACTTACAGGTGATGAACAAATCAATGCAATTGTTCAAGCTGAGAAAGAAGCCAGCGATAAAATACTTGCTCTTAAAATGGAATTATTTGAAAAAACCAAAGCAATTAGAGAAGCTGAAATTGATCATTTTCAGCGCGTTGCTGAGCGTACATATCAAATTGAAATGGCGCAAGTTCAAGCAGATTTTGATGCAAACAAAATTTCCCATGTTCAAAAAGTTCAGAGAGAAAAGTTTTTAGAAGACACGCTTACGGCGATAAAACGCCAAGGACTTCTAGACCGTCTAGATCTTGAAAATGAACTTTCAGGAATTTCTGGTAAGCAAGGAAATCAAGGGCAAATACTTGAGAGTATTTCAGGTCTAGATACGGGCAAACAAGTATCTGATACAAAATCTACAGGGCTTTTAACAGAAGCTCAAATGAAAGACTTTGAGGCTAAATTTGGTGGTTTAACTTCTCGTATGTCGGGTCTGTGGGATAAGGGTATTCAGTCCATGTTGAATGGTACGCTGACGTGGAAAAATGCCATGAATGCTATCTTCTCTGAGCTTTCAGCTGAGTTCATTCAAAATATGGTCACAGCACCACTTAAAAAATATATGGCAAGCCTTGGTCCACGCTTAGCTGCAAAACTTGGTCTTATTAAAGCTGAAACCGTAGCCGAGGCATCTGGCCAAGCGGCTCAAACGGGAGCAACGATCGCAGGTGAGGCAACACGTACCAGTGTTACAGCTGCGGGTGGTTTAGCTCGATTGGGATTAAAAGCAGCTGAAGCTATCAAAGGCATCATGATGTCCGCTTGGGAAGCAATGGCCGGAGCTTTTAAAGCGATGGTCGCAATTCCGTATGTCGGTCCAGTTCTCGCCGTAGGTGCCGGAGCTGCTGCGTTTGGTTTAGTTGCGGGCCTAGCCGGCAAGATTAAATCTGCTCGAGGCGGTTACGATATTCCGTCCGGTGTTAATCCTATAACCCAACTTCATGAAGATGAAATGGTATTACCCGCACAACATGCGAACACTATCCGTGAGCTAGGGAAATCTACATTCAACTCAGGTATGTCAGATAATTCTGATCTTACTGGCCAAGGTGGTGAAAATGCTGTGTTTAATATTCAGGCTTGGGATTCAAGAGATATTAAACGCTTCATGAAAAAGCACGGACGTGAAGTAGCAGGTGGTTTAAAGGGCTATCGCCGTGGATTTGGTAAATAAGGAGGATTCATGTCAGACGTATTGTTTCCTGAACTGCCGGGTTTAGAGTGGGATCTCACCAAAACCCCGATGTTTAATACCAAGATCATGCAATCAGTAAATGGTCGAGAACTAAGGGCTAGTTATCAGGCAGTACCTAAATATCAGATCAGCATGTCCTTTGCATTCCTTCGGGAGAGCAAGGGGCGTAATGAATTACAGCAACTTGAAGGTTTCTTTCTAGAGCGCCGTGGCTCATTTGATTCATTTCTTTTCAAGATGCCTGAGGACAATGAATTTCAGTGCACGTTTGTAGGCGATGGGGTTCAAACGTCATTCCAGCTTTATAAGCAGATCAATACCACTCAGATTCCTTTGCAGCATACTCAAGCGGATCAAAGTGAAGATCCGTTAATGTGGAGTGCTGATACATCACAACTCATGTGGTCGGATCCTGATGGTCAAATGTGGCTCGTACAATTTGGCATTACTAAAAATGGTTTGCTGCAAATGCCTATACCTTTGGCCGTAGGTGAATCTATCACGATCACCGGCACCTATTATTATCGCTGCCGCTTTGCAGATGATGAACAGCAGTACACCAATTTTATGAGCAATCTATGGAAAGCTGGAAAAGTTGAGATGGTAGGCTCACTGGGGAATAAAGTATGAGAGCAGCTTCGGAAAAACTTATTGCATTGTTAGATGCCAATCAGTTCGTGATGGCCGATCTATATACGATCACTACCGTTCAAAACGACGTATATCGATACACCAATTATGATTTTGATCTCATTGTTGGGGGTGAACTTTATCGCTCAGATGGCCCTATCATTAGCCGGGATGGCATCACATTATCGTTGGGTGTAGAAGTGGATAACTTATCCATAACAATTGATGTTACGGATGAAGAAACTTTTGAAAGTTTGCGTATTGTTCAGGCTTTTCATAATGGACAAATGGATGGTGCACGTTTCAAGCTTGAACGTATTTTTATCGATGCATCCACACCAACGGATACCAGTGCGGGAACAATCAAGTTGTTTGAAGGCCGAATTATTGAACCTGAGTTTGATCGCAATACGATACAGGCCAGTGTTGCATCAGATTTGGATGAATTGAACGTGCAGATGCCGCGTAATCTATACCAGCCGAGCTGCAGTAATACACTGTTTGATCACGCGTGTGGTTTGAATCGTGAAAATTATGCGCTTGAAACTACGATTGCTGCTGGCAGTACTGCATCGCGGATCCTGTGTGATATCAACCAGCCGCAGGGGTGGTTTACCCAAGGCGTGATCGAGTTTTTAGAAGGCGGTAACAAGGGCCTTAAGCGAACCATCCGTTTGCATGAGCTTGATGTCCTGCTGCTGACTTTGCCACTACTTGAATATCCTGAGGTGGGGCAGAGAATCAAGGTTTATCCGGGTTGCGACAAGCGTCTGGAAACTTGCCAGAACCGCTTCAATAACTTTGCTCGGTTCCGTGGTGCGCCGTTTATTCCGATTCCAGAAACATCCGTTTAACTAGATTTTAAATTTAATCCGCCCACTCATATCGAGTGGGTTTTTTTATGGGGTAAGAAAATGCCTTTACCAAATATTTTAGAGTTTATCGGTAACAGCGTGACTCAGGCAGGTTTTAAAACTGCGCTAGAAAAATTATTAATCTACTTAAATGTTGAAGGTGCGACCAAAGCTGAATTGAATGCAGCAGTAACGCCAAAAGCTGATAAAACGTATGTTGATAATGCGTTGAGTGAATTCCAAGTAGGGGCAACTAAATTTTATGCAACACTTGCGGAAGCAAATGCAGACATTGCGAATATTATGCCCAAACTTACAACTGATACTGTTAAAGACTTGGTTAATATTGGTGAAGTTGCTAATGGTGGGACTTGGTATAAAGCCAGTAGTTCTGCAACAAGCTTAACGAAAAGTCCTTATGATTCATTAAAGCAATCAAAAGACTATACAGATCAGTTATTTAAAAAATACTTTAATGTCGTTACGAATGATCCTGAGTTTTTATTAGTGATTACTGATAATGCTGGCAATCG